TAGTATCTTAGCTTAGAAGACGAAGAAGAGCGTTCTAGACGAATGCCCCTCGTATTGAGGGGCGTTTCTGTTTTGAGGGGGAGAAAGTGAGCTTTCAGAATATGCTCGAACGCGGCCTCGGATCTGCTACACGAGGCGTCGAAAGACCAGACACCATCACAGCTGTGATAGAGAACGCAGGCGCGACTGTCAACCGCCCTCGATACTCAGCCGACCTTATTCCCGCATACCGTGTAGGCACGTGGGCGAATGCTGCAATCAAAGCCATCGCCCGGGCTTGTGGGCGTGTTCCTATCATCGCTGTCAGTATGCCGAACAAGCGGCCGAAGATAGCAACGGTTCAGGACTTCAAGTCGATGCACGGCATCCCCAACTATGCAGAGGCTTTCGAGGAATGGGTGAAGTTTGAAGGTGGCAAGATCCTCGACGGTGGACACAAGATGGTTGACCTGCTCAACAATCCGAACGATGACGCCGAACTCACGCGATACGATTTGATCTTCGCCACCTCTGCCTACATCGACCTGGACGGCAATGCCTACTGGGAGAAAGTGTTCGCGTCAGAGCGTGAGAAAGAAGTCACGTCTATTTGGCCGAAGATCGACCCACGGCAGATGCTCCCCATCCCCGGTGAGAAGCTAATCGACGGCTGGGTATTCTACGGCGGCGGGCGTGTCGTCTATCTCAAGAAGAATCACATCATCCACTTCGAGGAGTTCAATCCTGAGAATCCTTGGTTCGGGCTGGGCGCTACAAAGGTGCTGAGGTCCGTCCTGATTGGTGACGTTCGTGCGCAGGATTACAACCGCATGTTCTTCGAGCATCAAGCGGAGCCCTTGGGTTTGCTCAAGACTGACAAGGTAGTGACTGATACCGTTGCCAAGAAAATCAAGCGCCGATGGGACGAAAGCCATCAAGGGACGGGCAGAGCTTTCCAGACTGCCGTACTCGGGAGTGGCTTCGAGTATCAAAGGACAGGGCTCTCGCACAGTGAGATGGCATTTGAACAGCTTCGCAAGATGAACCGCGAAGAGATCCTCGCCGTGTACGGTGTGCCCCCTATCATGATTGCACAAGCACGCGATCAGGGATTGAATCGCGCAGTCGCACAGATCCAAGAGGAGATCTTCTACGAGAATACCGTCCTGCCTCGCCTTCAGTTGCTCCAATCGAAGATCAACTACGGGCTGATGAAGGACGATCCGAAAGTGATGCTGATGTTCGATCTCTCCACCATCGAAGCTCTACAGGAAGACATGGAGCGCAAGGCGCGGGTAGCGCGATTCCTGAAAGAGCAACCACTCACAATGAACGAGCGGCGAGAGTTCCTGAACATGCCTGAAGCGACTGGAGAGCTTGTCAATTCCATCCTAATGACTGGACCGGCTGAAGTAGCCGGCACGGTTCTCTCCTCAACAAGGGCGCGCGGTAGGAGTCGGCGATACGGCAAGGACGTTCCACTTGCCGGTGATCCTGCCGCGTATCTCCCTGATGCTCATGCGTCGTTGGTAGATCAACGCGCAGTGCATACGAACAACATCCCCGACTTGATGAAAGAGGGTGGAGAGCGTGCCAGAGGATTATCTTTGGAGATCGGGTTTGAAGTGCCCGAGGAGTGGATTGGCCGGTACAACTTCCAGCGGTCAATAGATTCCTATGTGAATGAACGCCTTGGGCATAACGTCGGGAGAGGAATTGTCAACAGCATCGACACAGAGACACGGAAGCTAATCTCCAACACCATCAGCTCGGGAATGAGAGAGGGTGAAGGGGTCGAGGCCATCGCTCGAAGGCTTCGGGGTCAGTTCGACGATATGAGCATTTCACGCAGCCGAACGATCGCACAGACTGAGATCCACGGCGCGGTTGAGACAGGCCAGTTCGATCTCTACAAAGGCGTAGGCGTGCCGAAGAAGCGATGGCTGGCACATCCTGGACAGCTCAACCCCCGAGACTGGCACATCGAAACCGACGCTAAGTACGTGGACGGAATCCCGATGGAGTCATTCTTCATCATGTCCGTCACGGGTAACGCTATGAATCATCCTGGCGACGGCGCGGGGTTGGCTGTCGAAGTCATCAACTGTCATTGCGATCTCGTTCCGATGAACGACGAAGGCAAGGCAGCGAGCTACACGCTAAAGAGTTTCACGGATTGGGAACAGGCTCTGCTTGAAGAAGGTGCAGGGGCGCGATATATGGCGGCACTGGTGGCCTTCTTCCAGCGCGAGAAGAAAAGGTATCTCGATCATTTCTACACGCTCGCGGGAGCGGAGGAGGAGTCATGAAAAGAAATCGATTGGGTCCAGTACTTGCAACGCTGCTTATCTTGGGTGTGTTCGCATTCCTATTTGCTGGTAGCGCGCAGGCTGCGCTGGACAGAACGGATTACGCCGGAGGGCGGTACTTCACGGATTCACACAATACCGTCATCTTCGGAATTGAGAGTACAGGGATTATCGACCTCGTTGGTGGCGCTGTACTAGATAACGCAACCGACGAAGACCGATTGGCGATTGCAGAGACGTACATCGACCTGGCAGGTATTGTCGGGTTTACTGGTGCCATAACGATCACGGGCAATCTCTCGGTAGATGGAACTCTGATTATCTTGGATGGCAGTACATCAGTCCGCGGCATTAGTGCGGGGTTCGTAAGCCTTGAATCGCCTGCGAATCGATTCGGATCAGACGCGGCTGTATACATGTCGATTGCTACCACAGCGACGACAGGTATCACAGCAATCACTCACACCGGCTCTGCTCCTGTAGTTACCTGGACAGCGGACGGATTCGACTTTGCAGGCCCGATTGCCCTTGATGCGATCACGGCTGTTGGCAACCTCTCGGTAGATGGCACGACTGCACTCGTTGATGGGAGTACGTCTACCCGTGAGGTCAGTGCCGGATTCACGAGTCACGAGTCGCCGGCAAACCGTATGGGTTTGAACGCCACTGAGTACATGCAGATCGCCACTACGGTGACAACTGGTATCACTGCGATTACACATACTGGTAGTGCACCTGCGGTTACATGGACGGCTGACTCATTGGATTTGGTTGCTCCTCTTACTCTCAGCAGCGTTTCTACTATTGGCCTTGAGATCTCAGGCGCAAATACTACTCACGCCATCAGCATCTCTGCAGCACAGGTAGGCTCTGGCCTCCACATTGGAGACACGTGGAAGCTAGGAATGTCTGATGGTGCTATCAATATCGGCGGCGATGCTACTATCGCATTCGGATCTGTCGCAGACAGCGTTATAGTCAAGCGCGTTGATGTATCAGCTCAGATGAGTGTGGTAGATAAGTACGTTATGGGTACATATCAGACTTTAGGCACATCGGGTGCTGGTCCTGGGACATCTATTCAGCATGGCATCTGGATGGGCGACTATACCAAGCTGACGATCGCGCATGATACTACTGATGCCTATGCAACTCGTGGACGAACATTAATTTCAGACACGATTGAAGGGAATCAGTTCATCGGCGTAATGGGTCAGTTTGAAGTAACTGGAGCAGCGACACTCGACGCCACGGGCGGCGGGTATGGTGTCTACGGTAGCATCACATCGTCTGGTAGCGGAACTTCCAACAGGAATGTAGCTGCTGGCTACTTCACGATGCGACCAAATACCATTGACCTTGCAGGAGACCAGTATGCTGTCGTAGCGGACATGGGCGGCTCTGGATACTGCGATTACGGATTCGGTGCGAATGTAGGGAACAACAATACGGCAGCAGCTATTCGAGTTCAGACTACCGATTCGGCTGTCCTTCCTATTGGTCTACTGTTCACTGCAACGTCTGGATCGATTACTAGAGAAGTTCAAGGCCAGAATGGAGAGACGTTAGACAACGCAACTGATGGATTCTGGAACGCTCAAGCTCCTATCACGAGCTACGCTCAGTCTACGGTGTTGAATGATCGGCACCGAGTCACCGTCGCTGAGATCAACGCAGGGCATGAGCTGTTGCCTGCAATCACAGGACGGGCCTATCGTATTGTGTCTGTCACTGCGATTGCCTATGGCGGCGCAGTTGGAACAACGACAACGGTAGATATCCTTGGAACGCAAGCGGCAGGGTCCGTGAAGCTCGTGGCATATGCTCAGGCGAGTCTGACACAATCAACAGTTCTTAATGCTGGAGATGCTGGCGCGGCGGTCCTAGCTGATGGGGCTTCGTTCGCTGTATGCGATGCGGCTACCGCGATTACCATTAGCAAGACTGGCGGCGATGCTGATACGGCTACTGGCATAGACGTCATCATCACGTACGTCATCGAATAGTGAACTCCGAGAGGGGCTTCGGCCCCTCCTTGGAGTGGGAGTGAATATGCCCAAGAAGACAGAAGCACCGAAAGAGACAGAAGCACCGAAGGCTAAGACTTGCAGGATGTGTACTGCGGTCAATAAGCCGGGAGCGAAAGTATGCAGGATGTGCGGGGCGAAACTGTGACATGAAACGAATATGCCCGAAGTGTCAGACGGTAGTCGCCGCTCACGTCACGCGTTGCCCTCAGTGTGGCCGGCGCATGGAGCGTAAGGGAAAGAAGATCGTAACGAAGGGGGGAAGATGAAGCCGATGGGCGTGACCGAAGTTCAGATCGTAGGCGAGAGCAAGCATTTGGTCTTGTCTCGTGAGGCGCTTGAGCATGCGCTGAAAGAGGGAACGGTGGAAGCCCTCTACAAGTTTGGAGTCTACGAACGCGAAGCCGCTCTTCAGGGTGGTAAGCGAATCGAATTCACTGGCGACTTCTTGCATCCAGGGCGCCCGACCGCTCAGTCTGTGATCTCGTCTGCTGAGGTAGATCGTGATGGTGACGTAATTGAGTCTGGCGGCATGATCGTGACTGAGAACTTCATGAAGAATCCCGTAGTCCTTCCTAGCCACATGCACTCATTCCCTGTTGGATTCGATCAGGCGATCGTCTCTACTGACTCGCGTGTGTGGGCAAAGTGGGAATGGACTTCTGACCTACCCGATACGCAAGGCGCTGTCTATCAACGACTGTGGGAAGCGCATGCCCTCAACTGTACGTCGATCGGATTCATCATCAACGAATGGAGCTCGCCTGACGACATCCCTGGATGGAAGTTCATCGAGTGGGAAATTCTCGAACATAGCCCGGTTGTCATTCCTGCGAATCGTGAGGCAATGCGAACGGATGGCATCAAGTCATTCTTGAAAGGTTATGCCGAGGTCGTGATGGAAGGCCCGTCGCCATTGGTCAAGGAAATGATTGAGAAGAATCGAGATCTATTCCTCCCGAAACAAGTGGCTATCGGTGGAGATGGTGAAGCTGGCTCGTTCGACATCCGATCCCTTGCCGCACCGGATCAATCAGTGGCGATCAAGGAGGTTCCTGTGGAAAACGAAGAATCTACGTCAATCGGAAAGGCTGAAGTTACCCTTTCTATCGAAGTGAAGACCCCTGACGTGGAAAACGTCGAACCGGTCGAAAACGATGCCGACATTCAGGCCTCTGTGCCAGCTGAAGACGAACAGCCTGCCAAGGATACGGACGCTGAGGAAACCACCGTAGAGTCGCTCAGAGCGGCGCTGGCGTGTTCCTTAGGCGCGAGAGGGCAAGACGCCTCTGAAGAGGCCTATAAACTCGCTGCCGATGCACTTTCGAAGCTCGAAGAGGGAGATATTCCCGAATGGAAAGATTACTCACCTGAAGAACTGTTCATTCTGTTCCCCGAACAGTATGCAGAACTGATGGTGAATGAAGATTGGACGGAAAACCTCGAGCACCTGTGTTCGGCGTGGTCTGCGGGAACCCTGAGCAAAAGGGAGTTCACGTTCCTGGTGCGCTTGCTCATCACCTCCAGCATGGAAGCCGTGCAACAACAGGCCGAGGAATTGGAAGACGTGGTGTCGATTCTGGCATCACACATTGTAGTTCACCAATAGGAGGTGACCTGTTATGGACAAAACCTTAACAGATGAGCAGCGCAAAAAGTTAGTTGATGCCGCGCTCAAAAAGGTCAAGGAGGGTGACAAAGCGCCTGACACCATCGAGGTTGAAGGTGTCACGTACCAGCTCTCTGTGAAAGATCCAACGAAGATTGAGACGGTCGATGATTCCAAAGCGACGGAAACGGATGCCGATAAAGGCGCGTTCCGCACAGCCTCGGCCATTCGTCCGCAGGGTATCCAGCGAGACGATGTCAAGAACTTCAAGTTCGCCAAAGCGCTTCAGGCGTGTTGGCGAAGGAACTGGAGAGATGCAGGTTTCGAGAAAGAGGTGCTTGTCGAGACGAAAGCCCTTAATACCGAAGACGACTCTGCGGGTGGTTTCCTCGTTCAAGATATCCTTTCGCCTGAGCTGATTCCTCAGTTGTACGCGAATACGGTTGTGAGGAATCTTGGGGCCACGGTTTACCAGATGGATAATGGCGAGAAGCTAGGGATCACTCGCATGCTATCTGGGGCGACCGCGTACTGGCTTGATCAGTCCACGGACAAGACGGAAAGTGAACCAACCTTCCAGATGATCTATCTCGATCTACGCGAGTGCATTGGGCTTGTGCCAGTTCACGAACGGCTGATCAAGTTTGCTAAGCCTTCCATTGAGACCATCGTTCGACAAGATCTGATGAAGCAGTTGGCTCTTGCCGAAGACCTCGCCTTCTTACAGGGAACGGGTGGCGTGCAGCCGCTTGGTTTGCTGTCTCAGGCAGGCGTGACGAACAACACGACTCTGATGGGCACAGACGGGCGAGCGCCTATCTGGACGGACTTCACCCAGATGATGTATCAGATCGAACTCAACGATGGTACGTATACCGGTTTCGCCATGCACCCTCGAACGCGCAATACGGTTCGAACGCTGACGGACGGTAACGGTCGGCCGCTGTACTTCGATGGCTCGATTCAGGGCGGTATTCCTGGCAAGCCGATCTTTGGGAATGATGTTGAAGTCTCCTCGAAGATTTCTATCGCGCAAACTCAGGGCGGTAGCTCTGATGCTTCGTACATGATCCTTGGGAACTGGCCTGCATATGCAATCGGTGAAGCTGGGGCGATTGAGATTCGCGTGTCGGAGCATGAGAAGTTTAGCTCTGACCAGATGCTCATTCGTGCGGTCCATTACGTTGACGGCATTCCGAAACAGCCGGAAGAGTTCTACATCGTTTCCGGCGTGACTACCTAGGAGGTAACAATGAGACGAAACTTTGACGATTTCGCACATGATGGAATCTTGCTTCCTGCGCAGACGATTGCGGGTAGCGGATCGGAAGTCAATGGAACCGGTGTGGATATGAAACGCTGTCGTACTGGCGTTGTTCTGTTCACGCTTGGAGCCATTGACGCGGCAACTGATGTCTCGGTTATGGTGCAGAAGTCTGATGACAACTCAACGTGGGAGGATGCAATCGATTCCGCGTTGGCGTTTGATCAAGACTCTGCAAATGTGACCGTGACTCAAGAGGTCATCAACATGGAGCGGTATTGGAGAATTCAGTACACCGTTACCAACGCAAAGGACTGTTTGATGGGTTGCGCCGGTGTCGGTTGGGATTCCCCAAGCCTTCCAGTCAGCTAGGAGGATTAGATGAGTCTTGAAACAGGGTGGCCTACAGCGGCTGAAGTCGCTCTTAGAGCGAAGATCACCATAGATGTCGACAAGAAAACGACATACAGTCTTGATGTTGATTCTTTGCTACAGGATGCCTATCGGCATGTCTGTGAGCACTGTGGCCTCTCACGCACCCTTGGCTTTGACTCATCTGATATTGAAAACGAACTACATGAAGCGGGTGAACGCATCTTTTTGCGCCACCCGCCGATTGTATCTGTTGATGAAGTCCTGTGGGATGAATCTGCTCTCACAGTCAACGAAGACTACTGGGTTGAAGACGATCATATCTACGTGCCACTGAGGACATACTCTCTCGAACGAACGCACCCGTTCCGGCGATTGCCTCAGCATGTAGACATTTCGTACACGGGCGGATATTCCGACGCTGGAGGGGATGACGACATTGCCATCCCGCGACCGTTGAAAGAGGCTGTCATTGAGGTCGCTGTTATCTGGCTGTTGAAGATTGACGAAAGGTATCGGCTGAATCGGAACGCACAGAAGACATCAATCGGCAAGTACAGTGCAACGTTCTTGCCCCAGATCGAGGAGCTTGCAGAAGTTGAGCGACGACTCAGAACCTGGATCGTTGGGATGTGAAATGATTGGACTCAATGAAACGGTGGACAAGTATCGTCCGACATGGGCTGAGAGTGATGAGGGTGAGGATGTTCTCACCATTCCAGGCACGGCGACCGCATCCGATTTGGAGTGTCGCGTCGTCACTGTCTCGCTCGCAGATAAGGCCCACATGGAAGCTATCGGCCTCCACTACGGCGAAGAGAAAGTGTATGTCTTCTTATTCGATGACGGAACCGATGTCGTTGTCGACGATCATCTCTTGTATGGGAGTGAATACTACCGCGTCCTGACAGCAGAGGATCCCGACAAGATGGGCCATCACCTTGAGGTGTTGGGTGTTCATGTTCAAGGAGTGACGGCATGAGACCGGGAACTTACTGGAATCCTGCGCCTTTCAAGGCACAGGTACAGAGGAATGCGGTTATTCGTATTCGCCGTGCTGTTGTGCTGGCAGTGGCAACAGCCAAGACGAATATGCAGGAGCTTGGAGCCGGAGTGCCTTCGGCTGCCGGTACTTATCCTGCTGTTCAATCTAGCACTCTACGAAGTGAGATCACGTTCGAAGTGGAGATCAATTCGCAAACTGTTGTCGGGAAATTTGGCATCATGCCGACCAGGAATTCAGGGACGTTCCTTGAATATGCGTACTACCTCGAAGTCGGGACTACAAAGATGGAACCGCGTCCGTGGTTGACATTGACCATTGACGAGATCATGGATTCAGTCAAGAGCATCTTGGGAGCAACATGACCACAACCGGATACCTTAGCGTGACGAGGAAAGCGATCAAAGCTCACCTCGCAAGCGAAGCGGTAGTGACGGCCATCACGACACGCATCAAGTCAGGGCGTGCGAGAAAGCCGACGTTGCCTTATATCCGAATTTCGATCCTCCCGGCTGCCGATCAACACGGTATTGGCTTTCACGGTCCTATCGGTCGGTTTGTCAGAGTTCAACTTGATGCCGTTGCAAAGACTCAAACCGGCGCTGAAGCGTTGATGGATGCAATCATGACAGTAATGGACGGCGCGATTCTCACCATCACAGGATGGGGAACGCCCCGCTTCGAAGGCTACTACGGCCCATATTCAAATGAAGAAATAGACAAAGACGTAAGCCACTGGCGCTGTCTCAAACGCTGGAAGGCTGTGTACTCAGGACAACAAGTTACATAGGAGGTGACTCATGGGCGCAACTGTTACGCCTAAACAGGGTTATCTATCAGTATTGACTTTCGGCGGGGATAACATCCACGTCTTGAATGACATCGATGTTGGAGGGCTCGAGATGCAGCTAGACAACATTTCCGCCCTTGGTGATACGATTGTCCCTCATCAGTCGTTTGCTCCCGGTACGATGGATCGAGGCGGGGTGAAGATTCCTTGCAACGTGGTCTATGACGCGGCGAATGACGGTGTGACGGAAATCCTGGCACACAAGATCGCTATGACAACCGACACGCTCATCTTGCTAGATGCGTTGGCGGGAACGACTTTGCTTTCGGGCACTGCGTTCGTCAACTATCGATTCAAGACAGGCATCGAAGGCCAGCAGAATCTCGATGTTGTGTTCACTTACACTGGCGCACTGACCGGTTCTCTCGTAGCGTAGGAGGTGTGATATGGGCGCGACTGTCACACCTGCGCAGGGTTATCTTGCGGGGATCTTCCGTACACCAGACATATTGGTGGGCGCTGCAAGGCGCGAGCAGTTGATGCTCAACCCTGGAATTGATGCAGAAGCATTGACGAGTTGGACTGACGATACAGGAGGAACGGCCTCAGTAACGGCAACAGCGGCTAAGGGTTGGGAAGAACGATCCTGGGGTGTTGTTATGGCCGATGCTGGCGACGGCGTTTGCGGTATCTCTCAGGTTGTCACACTGGACGATGCGATCACCGCAGCGCAAGAGGATGTCTACATCATCCATGCAAGCGTGTGGGCTAAGTTTGAGCTTACGGGCAAGACAGCCACGTTGAAGGTAACGGGGTTATCTGCCGCTGATGCTGATCTAGGGAATGGATCTGTCACCATACTCTCCGAACATCCGTACTACGGAGATACGGAATGGGGTTACTTCTCTGTGTCGATTCTTGCGAAAGAAGACATGAAGAAAGTGAAACTGGAGATCTATTCAAACGCTGGCGGGGCTCAGGAATGGTACATCGACAACATTCAAGCCTACGTGCTAGATGAGATCGCCGGGGCGTATGGAGATATGGCCTTGGATCAGAACACGCTCCTTGAAAACATCTCCACATACGCAACGATTGGAACACACGGGGAACACGTATTCTATCCCGCATCTGAAGAGCCTGCCGTCTTGGAGATTCCGTCATTTTACATCGCCGCGGAATCGTTCGCCGTAGACATGCAGGACGGGGATAGGGTATTCGTGATCCTGTACACAAAGAGAGGAACGAAGACCGCTGCTCGTTGGGAGTTCTTCGCATACATCAAGAATGTGGGAATTACTGTACCTGGTAAATCCTTCATCAAAGAGAGTGCGAGTCTCCAGCTGACGGGCATCGTTGGTTTTGCCGACCGATAGAAGGAGGAGAATATGGGCGGCTCGAATCTGGCTACTACGTATAAGAGGGTGTCGAAAGACACACACAAGAGAGACTTCATCGTTAAGGTGGCGGAAGGGGATCCGATAACGGTTACCCTTCCTCGCCTTTCCATTCGCAATCGGGCAAAGGTTGAACTGTTCGTCCAGAAGCATACGGACAACTTCACGCTCGCTGCATTGCGATCTAAGGCGGCGCTGGTCGATGGCAAGTGTCGGGGTCAAGCTATTCAGGAACTCATCACCGATGGACTACCTGAGACATTCAAGAACGACTCTGAGGCCGGTCTGTGGGGCAACATCCTGAAAGCGAAGATGGGAGCCATTTACACCATCTACGTCGACACGCTCTTCGAGGGATTGAATGAGGAGGATCTTGCCTATGGCGTCATGCTTGCCATTCAGCAGATCGAAGGCTCTGAGAGCATGACCGTCAACTATGGTGTTGAGAACTCTGACGAGGAAGTCCTGATCGACATTCCATTCGTTGACAATCTTCTAAGCGAAGAGGATGAAGGCCCGATGCTTCCCAACATGTTCTTCCACGTCGCCAACGTCACGTCTGTTGATGGCAAGGAAGAGGATCTTGCGAAGACACCTCAAGAGCTGCTTGACCGCGTGAAGGGAGATGAGTCGGGAAACGAGGAGACGGAGGCGGCGGACTAGATAAGAGGGAGGTCAACTATGAAGCGTACATCCCTGAGGTCGTCTCCATGTTTAGCTTTGACGAGGAATCAGTCTGGGATCTTGATGAGGATCAATTCATCTTCTGGGCATTGGCCGCACATCCTGAGGTCGGTAGCGTTGGGAGTGCTGGCCGTCTTCGTTATCCGGTCATGCTTGACGAGGACGCATACAAAGCACGTCAGTCAGCCGCACCTTCCTTGTGGATTGAAAGCGATTACGGACTGCAACAGATCATCAAAGAGTTTGAGGATAAAGGACTAAAGGGGCCACGTGGCACAGCCAATCGGTAGCGCGTACGCAGAGATCAAGCTAAACCAGCGCGGGTTCAACTCACAGTTGGGCGCGATGGGAACCTCATTCAACCGCACAGGCGGGAAGATGCAAGGGATGGCAAAGCAGATCTCTGGCTCGTTCCTTGGAATGGCTACCGCTGCCGGGGTAGTCATTGCTGCAATCAAGGGCGTCAATGCCGCTGTGAACAAGTTCGTTGAATTCGACACGAAGCTCCGCAACGTCTGGACTCTCACAGATATGACGTGGGAACAGATGAAGGGGTTGGGCAAAGAAGTACAAACTCTCGCTGCTGAGTATGGCAAGCTGGGTACTGAGGGCCTTGATGCAATGTACCAGATCTACAGTGCGGGCTTCCAGGGCGCTGACGGCATGGAGTTGTTCGAGCAAGCATTGATCGGCGCTCTAGCTGGCATGACCACTGTTAAGCAACAAGCAGACGTGCTCGCCGGAACGCTCAATGCCTACGGGTGGTCTGTCGAGAAAGCATCTTATGTGAATGACGTGTTTTTCAAAGTCATCGAGAAGGGTGTCACAAACGCTTCGGAACTTGGTGCATCGTTTGGCAAATTGACAGCTATCGCCGCTCCTCTTGGAGTGGAGTTTGAGGAGCTTGCCGGGGCGATCATAACCCTGACAAAGAGCGGTATCGGCACTGCCGAAACAATGACATCTATGCGTCAATCCATCATTGAATTGTCGAAACCTGGCGAGTCTCTGATTGCAGTCATGAAGGCTCTTGGCTACGAGACCGGACAGGCAATGATAGCCAACATCGGATGGGCTGGTTCTATTGCCGAAATAACCAAATATGCGATTGCGAACAATCTTGAACTAATCGATCTATTTTCATCTGTCGAAGCGATCATGGCTATCCTTCCGTTGGCAACTACTCAGGCGGAAATGTTCGCACAGAGTCAAGATGAGGTCGCGGATGCAACAGGCGCAGCGGAAGCTGCTGCAGAGAAACAGCGCGGGGAGCAACTGAAATTGGACGTAGCGACCTCGAATCTGGAAGTTGCGATGGTGGGTCTTGGTGAGTCGATCGGAACAGTTGTCGATTGGAAAGTCGGTATGAAAAACTTCCTTGCTAGTATGATCGATGGTTTCACTCTGCTGGCAGGAGACATCTCTGATGCGTGGGGATGGCTGGTTGCTCTGGATGATGCGATGCAGGCTTTCGAACAAAGAACTGGGATAGATGCTATATTAGACAAAACATGGAAGATTGCTAAAGGCGTAGCGTTGTTGGCGTCAGGGCAATGGATGGAAGGCATTAACACTATAGCGGGAGAAGCCCCAACAATAACGATGCCTATAGGTCCTACAGGACAGCCTGGTACAGGACAGTTTCAACCACTTCCATCCGCAGCAGGTCCGCGCCCTGCTTTTGAAGGCGATCTGTTAGACCAGGAATTCTTCAAAGAAAGAAAACGACTGAGTAACGAACTCAGCGGGATGATCAGCGATGCCTTCTCTGATCCAGCGGTATTTGATTTCAGCGGTGCCGGGATGCCATCACAGACGACCACTCAATACGGCCCACGAATTGGCACAGAGCCCGATGTACCCGAAGCAGTCATCGGCCCGTGGACAGATGCCTTTGACGAACTGGCAGACGCGCTCAGCGCAGATCCTACGGGTGGCGTTGATGCCATTCGCTCTTTCCTCACATCATACGGCGAGGTGCCGGCTGCGCTTCTGGCGGGTGGGAGTGCTGCCTCTGCCGTCTTGCGAGATCTGGAACAGCTTCAAACTCTCGGCATGGGCACATTCACCGATGACATCCAATGGCTAGAAGACTTCCTCGGCATCTCAGCAGAGCAGGCAAAGAAGCAGGCAGATGAAGCTATCAGTGATGCCAAAGACCTGGCCACGAAAGAAGCCAAAGAGGCTAAGGATATATTTGACAGCAAATTTATCGATCCGATTGCCAAAGCCTTGAGGACTGGCGACTGGGTTGGTGCTGCTGAAACGATCTCCGTAATGGCTGGCAATCTCCCTGCGCTGATCGCGGAAGCGAAGGCAATGGCCTTAAAGCATGATTTGGACATTGACAACCTATATGTGCTTAATAAGCTCGTTCGCATGGAAGGCGACTTGGTGGCCGCGCTTGAGGCAAGAATAGAGGCTGCGAGACAAGCGGGTGACTTCGATCTTGTCGCAGAATTGAGACGGCAACTAGAAATTATTTCACCTGCAAACATTCCAGACACTGATATGATGCCATGGATAGAGAAGTACGGTGCAATGGTTGACACGGTACTTGAATTCATTCCTGCGATATTCACCAACATCGTGGACGCGTTGACCGCTGTAGCGGATTCTGCTACCGCCTCCGCCTCCGCAGCAGCAGCCGAAGTTGCTTTCGCTGCCAGTGCCTTTGTTGATGTTGCATCCATGGCGAAGGCTGCCAGTGCCACCGCCGCCTCTGCCGAAGAAAAGACGAAGGCTGCCGGTGAAGCTGTATCCGCTAGTCTACAATTAGTTGCAGCAGCGATCCAGGGCTGGATATCAATACTCGAAGAGAAGAAGTCGAAACTTGAGGAGCAGTTAGATTTCTACACCAGTGCTTATGAGGCAATGGGGAGCGTTTTTGGTGGCGGTCTTCTCGGAGGCGTAATAGATTTATTCGTCTCGTCTATTGGGATGGTGGTTGACGGTCTTGAAGGGATGGATCTCTTGCGCGTAGGATTGTCGTCCTTAGTCACCTTTGTGAATGTGTTGATCAGTTCATTCAAAAACTTGATCTCGGCAAGTGATGCAGGTGCGATGATGCAGAAAGCGTCACAGGTGATCTGGACGGAAATCGGAAATCTGCTCGGTGAATTCTTGTGGCCCGTTGCGGCTGCTTTGAGGATAGTAAAACAATGGCTAGGCATTACTAGTGTCGAGGTTGGGGGATCAGCAACAGCGGGACAGGTGGGAGTCCCTTCCGGGTACAAGACGGAACGGCTGAGGTATCAGGCTATCGCTCCTGGTGACAGGGTCTTTGATAGCGAAGAGGAAGAGGTTCAAATACCCGCATGGGCCGAGCCTGTTGGAAACGCGATTGCTAATTCCATTAAGCTGGTTCTAGCTAGCTTCGGTATCTCTAACTGGACCGAGCTGCTAGAAGGGGCTAAACGAGTCTCTCAGAACGTCTGGGCGTGGATCTCAACGCGGCTGCCTGCAATAGTGATGGCTATTGTAAATGGGATTGCAAGAGTGAAAGGAGTCTTGGCTGAAGCTGGAGTCACGTGGGATAGCATCGTCAATTGGTTGAGTACAGGGGTAGACTACATCATTGAGCACTTTCATGAATTCGCCGGTAATGCAGCAAAGTTCTTTGTCAATCTATCCACTGCTGCGATTGCGATCGTTAGTCTTCTTGGTTCCTTGCCTACGTGGACTGAGTTGAATGGTAAATGGACCGACTTCACTACTGCGCTAGAAGGCCTGGATGCTCTTCCTGACATCGTGACAGCTATTGAGGGTGTCGACAGACAGATTGAAATCCTGAAGAGAGTATTGGCAGTCATCATTGGAGCGGCGGCTGGAGCAATTGTTGGATCGTTAGTAGCAGCTTTTCCGTGGGCGCTCATCGGCATGGCAATAGGTGGTTTGCTTGGAGGGCTAGGTGGGGATGTGCTAGCTGATGTATCTGGAAGAGCATACCACTCAGGCGGTATCGTACAAGGGCCTCCGGGAATTGAACAAACCATCAAAGCTATGCCTGGCGAAACGATTCTGCCTACTCACAAATCAGGAGGGGGCGGCTTCATGCGCCCTATCGTAATCCCTATCATGCTAGATGGCCGTAAGGTCGGAGAGGGTATGGTCAAGTGGGCGACGAACGAAGGCTGGGAATTGACCGGCCATAGCGGCGGAAACTCTGCCTGGACTGGGAGAGGCACATGAGAGACATAGCGAACGCAACGACCAAGACGAAAGTGTTCATCGATGTGGAAGTCGAGCACTCAGATGGCACGGTCAAGAGCCTTGAGGGTCGTTGCAATAGTCTTCGTTGGGGATCGGATATTGACCGCAAAGATTGGTGGTGTGAGATGGAGTTCGTCAATCACCCCGTCGAGCACGTTGCGAACAATCTATCCCTCGATCCGCTTGACCAACTCAGCACAATGAATCAAAACGGATCCGCTGCGTACAAGGTGTTGCTCTCAAACTGGCATGATGTCCGTGTGAAGATCCGCAAGGATGCTGGCGATCCGTGGGCATTGATCTTTGGCGGTCAAGCTCTCAGAGTTCCGGGGGCTGTTCAGATGCTCGAGGGTGGAGATAAGGTGAGCTTCAGTCCTGTTGGCATGAGCCAGATGTACAAAGCCATTCCACGCCTGAGTAAGTGGATCTATGAAGGGCGCGACATTGCAAGCCTGCTTGCCTCTATTCTAGGTGACTCCAATTTCAAGTCTGATCGAGCTCACGTTGTTGTTGAGAATGATCCTGCTCTGTACGTCACCGAATACACTACCGGCGAGTCTACTACCATGGAAGTACTTCAAGCGGCGATCAAGCGAACGGGGTATGTACTCGGTGTCAAATACCATGCCTCTGGGACAGCGTTTAATGACGGCTCAGGGCTTTCTACCTCAGCCGAAGGATTCTTCCTCACTCTCTTTGATCCGTTTAGAGTTGGTGGCACAGTGCCTGCAACCGCTACCGAGCTCATTCAAGCAAGCCGAACTCCTGATGCAATACTGACCGGCGATTACGTCAAGAGAATCATCGAGCTTGACATCAAAGACGTCCGGACGTGGATTGAAGTCAACTACATGTCAGCAGTCAAAGGCATGATGCAGAGCGTTATCGTAGAAGACACCGACGCCCAGGCTCTCTACGGGGTCCCTGATGGTGATGGCGGCAGGCTGCACCGCCCGATGAGATTAGTTGAGCAATCGAATTCATTCCTCGATACCGAAGGTGAGGTAACAGATTACGTGTATGCCTGTCTACATGATACGTCCTCGCCTACTCCTGACGCCGTGATTGAGATGCCGTATTGCTGGCCGAACCCTGAGCCACACGACCTTATCCGTGTCATCTGTGATGACTACACCATCGAGATCGGAGTGATGTCTGTTGAGCATGAAGTGAGTTTGAACAACTGGACCGGATCGACAACCATCCGGGGGACGATCGACAAGGTGATTGGCGAGCGCGCCTATTGGATCTCTCAAGACCTCTCTGAAGAAGAAAGGAACAAGGTGCGCGCCGAATGGTTGCTTGGTGGGATGTCTCAACTCGGAGGGGAAGAAGGTTGGGGTGAAGCTGAGTGGGGTGCCGGTTGGGGGAATGATGAGAAGACGGTAGAGAACCTTGCCCTGAGATCAATGACACACGAAGCAGACGACGGGCATTTTGAATCCGCTGTCGCCGCATCGTGGAGGCCTTGCAATCAGTGGTGGTTCGATCACTCCGAGGTATGGGTGAGCATCGGAAACAACGCACGATATGGAGCGGATCCATATTCGACTACCAGGGCGAGCCATGCAATGATCTCGCCAGTGCCTCCAGGGGCAACGGTCTTTGTGAAGGTGCGGCACGTGCCAATTAATTCAATCGACGTGACAGGAAACATCGGGAGGTAACATGGGAGCGACGACAACGCACGGGCTTCTCTACAAGCCATCGCACAGGGAGACCTCGTGGCATCAGAAGATAAATGACAACTTCGATGCGATTGACGGGACTGGGACTAGGAATATCCAACTGCCTATCCAAACAGGCGGCGGGACTGTAACGATTTCCGCAATCACTGGCGCTCCGTCGATTGACTTCAACGCTGACGCAGAGTATGCGCTTGTTTCTTTCCAAGTGCCGAATGATTGGAATGCCGCAAGTGACATGACTCTCAAGGCGTTGGTTCAGAATGAGATCGCCGAAGACGATGGGGATGATGTTTCGTTCACATGCACGGTGCACGGGATAGCAGACGGAGAGACTGGGGCGGATCTCGGACAGAGCGTGGCCATGCTATTGGACCTGACAGGCGGCGACGAGGCTATAAACAAAGCCAACGTGGTGTCAGGCACTATTGACTACAATGAGGCGACGTACCCGATTGTAGCGGGGGATACGGTGATCGTGAAGATTGCGGTGAACCTTGGCGGGGGCGGAGAGTGTACAGGCCCGTTGCACATTATTGATCTGTGGTGCGAATACACCGCATACCGCTTGGTTGACTAGGAGGAAGAATGGCACTATCTAAGAGCCCAACAGAAGTCATAAATGTGAGTGCAAAGGCGGCGGGGACTTCTACCGCAGAAGGTGACTGTGAGACGACAAATCTGGAGAAGAGGTCGCAGTTCTGCGTAGAGGCTGTCATTACGTTTCAGGCAGCATCGGAGGGGGATGTCACCGTTCATATCCGCTGCTCGTCTCTTGATACAGACGCAGCGTTTCTGCAAGCGGTTGACTATGGGGCTGTCGAAGATGGGAACTTCACAGTCACGTGTGATGCAGGGAATACCGTTCGGAAGAGCGTTCCGGTGTGGTGCGATGCTCTCTACATGAGATTCATCGTAGACAATGACAATGACGACACAGTAGACATCGTGATTAACGCAATCGAACAAAAAGTCACGCCTACCTAGGAGGTAAGAATGCCACTGCCAGATAGAATACCGGGGGGGACCACAACCACCTTTGTAAGTAGAGATGGCACGACAGCGCTTACCGCTAACTGGGATGCAGGCGCATTCGACATCCGCGCGCAGAATCTCACCGCAGATGCGTTGACGGCAGGTCGACTTGTTTACACCGGCGCAAGCGGCCTTCTCTCTGCCGCCGCTGCCGGGACATGGGATGGGTCTACTCTAGGGATTGACGGCGCTGCTGTTTTCAATGAGAGCGGAGCAGATAAGGACTTTCGCATTGAGGGTGTTGGTGCAGAGAATGCCTTATTTATTCAAGGATCTGATGGCTTTGTTGGTATCGGGACGGCGAGTCCGGGGGCGGCGTTGCATATTGCAGGTGCGGCAGGCCCAGATGTGAGAATAGATGACACAGGAGCATCCAGTGACGCGGACGCGGTGTCATTGTTCAGATTCTATCGCAATTCCACGACACAATTGGGTTATTTTGGTTATGATTCAAGCGGTCATGCAGGTTTTTCTATTTATAATGGGATTGCTAGTGGCGGGATAAGGTTTTATACAGGGGGGTATAACGAACGAGTTAGAATAACAAGTGCGGGCAACGTCGGCATCGGAACAACAGCGCCCGGCCAAATCCTCGATGTCAACTCCGGCTCAGGAAACATGATCGCCGATGGATATGACAGCCATCCCTCTACCTATGCCTTCAAAGAGAATCCTATCGAGGTATCTGGCGCGGGTATGATTGACAAACTCAAGTCGTTCAAGCTATTTGAGTTCACGAAGAAACCTTTCGTGTCCGCAGATGAAATACGCACAGCGACGATCAAGCATTTCAGCCAAGCGCGTTGGGTTAAGGCATTCGGTGGCGAGATCGTTGACGGTGAAGATGGCACAAAGACAATCCAAGGCGACGCTTATCGCCACGGCAAATTGCGCACATGCCCAGACAAAGGGATGCTTGAGTTTATCGACACACACGCCGAAGGGTTGAGAGAAGAAAGACGCGGATTGCCACAGTGGGCACGTAAGCATCTTGGGCCAATCCTTGACTCTCCTGGAACGCAGGAAGCTCTCGGAGATGTCATTCATTATGACGAAGAAGGAAACATCTCTGGCTATGGATTCAACGACCAAGTCGGATTCCTAGAGGGATGTATTCGAGAATTGGTTGATCGAGTAGAGATGCTAGAGGCTAGGAAACCATCACAATCGAATAGGAGAATAGATGCCTAACGACCGATCGAATCTTGAGCTGATGCTTCACTCGCGCTCGTATCCAATGCAGTATGCGAGCGAGTTTGCAGAGGCTTCGATCACTGCTGTTGGGGATGAAGTCTCTCCTGCTACTCCTACGGGTGTAGTCGCAACGGCCATTGCTTCAGGGATTCGAATCACGTGGACACTCCCTACAACGAACATCGACGGCACGGCAATGACTGACCTTAGATGGCATCGGATCTATTACCACACTGGTGCAGGTATTGATATCTCGAATCCAGCAACCTACACGGATTTCAAGGTAGTCGGTCCGGTTGACGAGTACACCGATGAGCCTATCACAGCCGGGACCGCTCGATACTTCGTCGTGACTGCGCTTGACCGGACGGGGAATGAGAGTCCTGCGTCTTCTGAAGTACACGCAACCTCTGGTTCAGTCGTTCCTACTTCTGGTATCCCAGACGATGCTACCGGCTTGATCTTCGACGACTCGGTTTCAGGTGATGGGATTGTCCTCGGTGACGGCATCATCGGGATCGTCTTCAACACGCCTGATCCGGCATGGGGCGGCTTCAGTCACTACGAACTTGAGTATGCTGAGGATAAGAACGAAGGCGCGGGCTTCGGTGCATGGGTCCCAATCCCGAACGTACCTCAGACTGCCTACATTCACAAAAGTCTAACCACGACATCTGCATACAAGTACCGAGCCTATGCTGTCGGGACAGATGGGACGAACGAGGTTATCAGCACTACACCCGACATCGAAGACAATGGCGGGGCCGGGTTCCTTCCAGCAGAAGGAGACAACGAATTCATTATAGCCGTCCTCGTGCTTGCTGAGTACATCATTGCGACGAACGAGATTCGTGCGCCGATGATCAAGGCGGGGGTGATCACAGCGGACAAGCTGTCTTTCACTGCCTACATCATCGGGACGAATGATCTTGACGATGTGGTTGACGGCGGAACCTATAGCCGCGTTTTGACTACAGATATTACGGCTGGTCACATCCTTCTCACTGAAGCTACAGGCGACATTGACGACATTGACGACGGAGCTACCTACAGCAAGGTCCTCAAGACCGACGTAAGCGCAGGCCATATTCTTCTCTCCGCAGCGACTGGAGACCTGGGAGATATCGCCGATGGTGGCGGGTATAGCCGAGTCGCAACGACCGACATCACGGCTGGCCACATCACGGTTGTCTCGTCTTCGGCGTCGATCAACATCAATAGTGCGGTGTGGCAAAACCAAGGGATTCAGCTGCAGTACAACGCAGGAACGCCACGCGCATACATGGGTGACGGCGGGGTAACTTCCGGCGACAGATACTTTATGTTTGACGGCGCGAATATCTCATTCCAAGGAGTGAATACGTCTCTGACCGCAGCAGGCTTATTCTCATGTTCAAACATTACTATCACAGGCGCAGGGAGTACGTGGGCTGGGGCGGTTCTTGGCACGGCATACATTCCGAATCTCGATGCTGGGAAGATCACGACTGGGTCTCTAGTTGTAGGGCGAACAGATGCCAAATGCACAGACGCGAACGCCGATCAGACCTCTGCCAATACGGCGGCGGCGATTGCTGGGCAGGGGAACCTCGCAACGCTGGACACCGTTGGCACTACAGAAATTGACGGCAATTCAGTGAGGACTACACAGATCTATCTTGATGGCAATCTACAGTTCAAGCCAGGGGCAACTCATAATGCCGCTATCGGGATCGACGGCTTATTTTATTCGGATTTGGCTGCAACTACTAACGGTTGTATGTACTTACAATCAACTGGAGTAATCGTCTACGCAGGGTCAACAGCCAACAACCAAGTAGAGCTTCGATCTGACTATGGGATACTCCTAGCGCATGGTGGTGATACAACAACTAAGACACACCTTGCAACAGACGGAGCGTTTAGATGGTTGGATGCGAACGATACATACACTCGTGTCTACAATGCGAACGCCCCGACCTCGTGGACGGATCTTGATCTATCTTCTGTAATTGGTGCTCGAAGAGCATTAGTAATCTTGTTAGTAGAAGACAATGGAATTCAGTGTGGCTACAGATTCAGGCCTAATGGAGAATCATGGGAACAAGACGAAGACGTGCATACGAATCCGGGAGTCTTCGGCTGTCGTTGTGCTATTGACCAAGAGAACAATTACGCGCTGTGTATAACAGATGCTAGTGGAATAGTGGAATGGAAAGCCGGGGCGACTTCATCGACTGAGGTGTGGGTAATAGGGTACATCGCGTGAAATGGTTATAATATGCCGTGAAACAAGGAGGCACGAAATGAAAACACGACTGATCGCAGCAGCAATAATTATCTTGCTCAGCGTTGGGGTGTGTGCAAACAATGTAACCATATTCTTTCAACCTGATGCGCGGATTCAATACTTTGGTGCTCGCGGTTCCTATAACTCTATCTATCAACTAACAGGGCCACTACCGTACTTTGGAGCCCGAGGAGTCCATGAAGAGATCTATGACGGCATAGAGCTATCCTTAGAGTGGGAGGCCGGGCAGTTCACATTCATTACGCCAAGGTCTTTGAGAGGCTTCACTTTCTACGTCCTAAAACTGCGACCACGATTACAACTCATGATTGCGAGCGAGTGGTGGGCCGGAATATCCGTATTCAATCAGTTATGCACTAATCGTCTTGGACATTATGTATTCCAGCCGGAGTTCTTTATCCGGCACGAGTGGTAAGGAGAGAACATGCCAGAAGCAAAGCTAACCGAGCTAGAACATTTTCAGTTGACAGCGAAGTACATGGAGATCACGGCGCTTCAAGAGAAGCAAGCGCGGATGGTTGAGATCCGCAAGAACGCTGAGATGGCAACACAGATGGCCGAGAGAGAGTTCAACAGCTCAAAGAAGGAACTAGCAGAGGCCTTCCTTCTGAAAGACTCGATTCTCGGCAAGATTGGCAAGCGAGTGAAGGCAGTGGGAGCGGTTGAAACCTGGACCGCTAAAATGGATCACAAACAACCAAAGAAGAGCGTATTGACATGGCCTGAGAAGGGAAGCGAGGAGAGCGGTGGAGACCCCAAATAAGGGGGAGGAAGGTGCCGCGCAATGCAGTGGATCATTGGTGGAGTATCGTTTCTGATTGGAGCAATCGTCGGATGGATCGTGAGGGGGAGAATAGATGCCAAGGAAGATCCTACCCGGCATATATGCGCGATCCTCGTGATCGTCGTATGGGCTGGGAGCGTTAGCTGGGATGCGTTCAGTGCCGCGTACGCTACGCCGTGGGCGGTACACGCTCTGACAGGCGCGGTCTTCGGCTGGCTGTTTGGTTTTAATCCTTTCAAGGGACTGGTCGGGAAGAATGGAAAGAAACCCAATGGATAAATTCAAAGACGCAGCGGTGTGGGTTGCCGTGATGTTAGTCATTGGCATAGGCCTCTCAGTTCTCTCGAATGCGTTCATTCTCCCAGATTCAGCATGGCTATCGATTCCAAAGATGTACGTCAAGACGGTCACGACCAACGACCAAGACGTGACGGTGAACATTGTGCGGCGTGTGGCAAAGACGATGCCTGCTGAGATCACGATCTCGATCTATCGGCAAGACAATGGAGAGATTCCATGCCTGAGTATCAGCAGGTCGGAGGTGATGAGGAAGGGCTCTCTGTCCTACTCAGAGGCGGTAGAGATCGAGGGAGAGCTATCAGCGGGGCAATACGTTGCAGAGGTCTACGTGTCGTTCTCAGTAGGGTTCGGCATTCGCCGTGACGTGATCGCGAATACGTCATTCGTTGTTGTTGAAGCAAAAGATGTATAATCCACGTGCGTGTCTTATGGAGGTTACAATATGTTGAAGTGGCTTAGTTATATCCCGGAAGTCCTTGCAGCCATTCCGGTTGCGATTGCATTCATCACTGCGTTGGTGAAGCAATTCGAGACGCCTGGGTTTGGAGAAGAGAAGCTGAAGGCCGTTCTTGCAGCATTGGAAGAAGGAATGCTGGGCCTCGGATTTAGAGAATCGATTGTGTCGATGATGGTCAAGGGTGCGACTGGGATGATTAATGGTTTTGTCGCATTCAAGAATCTCATCGGCGAGTTTACTCACAAGGAGGGATAGCATGAAACGAGCACTAGTTCTATCATTGATTTGCGTATTTGCTTTGGGGGTAGTGGCTTTTGCCACTCCGACTATCAATCCGTGGTTCGAGGTGAACGTTCCTCCGATTGTAGGTGGCGCTGTATTGTCGCCCACTCTGGATGCGGGAGTTACTCTTGAGGGGTGGATTTCTCATTCGTGGTTCATCGATCTGGGTTTCGCTTATGCGGACGCGGACTTGCTTAGTAAGACGAATGATCGTGCCTTTGGAGTTGAATCCAACATCGGCTTTGATCAACTGGTTTCGGTTGACACGGACGGCACTCTCTACTATGGATGCAACTTCACAGCCGCCTGCGACATTACCTACACGGTTGCGTATCCGACCAAGATCAATCTCCTCACTCTGATTCCGAGTTTCAAGGCTCTTGGATATGTTGGACCTCTTGAGGTGTGGGCTGGCATGAATCTGCCTTACGACTCAACAGGGGCCGGCAGCTTTGGGATTCAACCATTCTTCGGTCTGCGCGTCGACTTCGACATCAATCTGTAACAGCACAGCTTCACACCTGTGCCTCCTTACGCAGAAAGGGGGGAGCCGCTTGTCTCCCCCCGCTGCGGTTCATGTTGAGAGGAGAGAGAAATGAAACGCAAACTGCTTTTGATGCTTATGGTCTTGTCGCTTAGCTTACTAGGTGGTTGTCTCATCGGCGGCGACATTATCGGAACACTCACTCTGTCCGTTCCTGATTCCGCTTATCCTCCATGTGAGGTGACGTTGATCGCGCGTGGTGTAGAAGGCGGGCAATACACGTTCTCAGTTGAAGGCAACACGTACCAGCAGACGAACAACATCCTAGTCGTCACTGTCAACACGCTGCCACTTGAGGTGTCGGTTGTGTGGATTAACGGAAGCGATTCTCAGACGGCAACGGAAACGATCTGGCTGAGGAATGTGGGTCCGGTTATCGGGCGCCCAGTTCTCAATGCGATTACGAACCTTTGGACGATTCATCCAAGGAAGCAATACATCGTGACGTTCCCTTATGCTTCTGACCTTGAAGGCGGTCCCGTCAAGCTGATTGACGCACGGGTGCAGTACTTTGGTTATGAGGATAACACCGTCTTCTGTCCGCCATTCACTGGCACGAATCCTCCAGGCATCGATGAATACCATGTTCGTATGCCTAACGGGGCGCTTGCTCAGAATGCGTTCATGTTCTTCAGTATGTGGTTCGGACCTGTTGAGACAAACACGACACTGCTTCCATACTCGCCGCCTGACTGGGGCGTTGAAGGATACCCTGGCGGCGGTACGTGTGGGCTCAAGTGGCCGACAGGAAGCCGTGAGCGTACAGACACGATCATCACTGCAACATTCGAGGATGAGATGGGTGCGACTACGACTAGATCGTGGGACATCCCAACGAATCCATATCCTGGCTGTGGCGTTCAGACGCCATCGAGTTCTATTTAGGGAGGTATCATGGGACGATGGGCAACACTGGCAAAAGGAATGATCCCCGTATTCTGGTCAAAGCTCGCGGCTGAGCTTGGCATTGAGCCGAAGTCAAATCGTGATCAGACCGCACAGGCTCTACGAGGTGGAGCGAACGAGCGGTACGAGACGGCGCAGATTGTCGCTGACATCATGGACCGGCTTGATGCGCTGGAGAAGAAGCCAGCGAAGAAACCGGCGAAGGAATAGCAGCGCGCACAACCAACCTACCTTGGCGCGACGGGGTCAGAAATGGCCCCGTTTCGTTTTGTGGGTTGACTTCTTCTCTCAGATACCTATAATAATATTATATGCATCAAGGAGGCAGCAGATGAACGACACATCAGAGAGAGCGAAACTGAGAGCCGAAGTGGAAGCAGGATACCTCAAGCGCATCAATCACGAACTCACGGATGAGGAAGCAAGCGACTATCAGGAGAAGGATCGCCTACTGTTTGCGCTTGACAAGGCTGACTTCAGGAACGAATCATGATCGCAACAGACCGCGAGAGGCAACGGCAAGTCGTAGCACGTCACCGTCACCAACACAAGCCAAAGAGTAGATGGCAGTCTCCTAAACACCGAGAGGGCGATCACGTCCAGGTCGATGCAGGTCTAGTAGGCTTGAGCGGTCCTTCAATGGTTGAGGTGGTGATTGTGAACGATCCGAGATCACAAGCGCCGTTCATCTACGGGATCGAGTTGGTGACAGATCGCGGTGTGATGTTGTGGGCGAACGAGCGAGAGCTGTACTAGGAGGCATGATGGGAACATGTATTTGCGGCGCAGTATTCACAGAGTATGAACAGCTAGAGGATGGCGTGTTGTATACGTGTTCCGAATGCGGTGCTACCGAGTTCGAACCGTTTGATGAGGAGGTATGATGTATCCAGGATACAAGCCGGTTCACATCTTCAACTATTCGCTGAAGATTGACGGGAAGCAAGTCTATCACAACGCAGGCCGCGAGGAGTATTCCATCGAGCGCGATCACGCATACCTTGTGCAACCAACCGAATCCGAGCAAGCGATTCTAGACCATTCGCTGGCATGGGAGAAGGCAGAGCAAGACGCGCAAGACCGCCGCGACGATGACGGGAAGGGGATGGGGCGATGAGCGAAACAAAGACAGAAGCAAGGATGGCCTACGTTGGTAGGTGTCCACAATGTGGAGCAGTTCATGCCTTCATGATGGACGATCAGGAGCTATGCGGAACGCTCCATGTGGCGAACGCTGTCCGTGACTTCATCCGGACAGGTTTGGTAATCGACCGTATTGACGTTGCTGTTGTTCGTGCAGAATTATCAAGATGCGAATGTATGGGGCCGTGGGAAGAAGATCACGCGACCTTTGTCAAAGGATTGCTCGATGAAGCAACTGAATCATTGCGTGACTCGGGTAAGGCATATGACGAACTTCACAATGTCTTCTTCAAGATTGATGAGGCAAGAGAAGACCTGGAGTTCTATTTGGACAACCGACCGGAAGAGACGGAAATTGTGATGGACAATGCAACGCCGTTGCTGGACGCGGCTAAAGCAGCTTGATGTCTTTGTCGATATATAACAATATTACAGACATAGGAGGTGTCTATGCAGACTCAAATCCCTTTCGTTCTTGACGATGAAAAACATGCTGTTCACCGAGAGTATCTGAAGAATTTGCCGAAGAACACGCGCAGTGAATTCATTCGCGATGCGATCCTTGAGAAGATCAAGCGCGAGAAGATCAAGCGCGAAAAGAAGTAGCCTAAGGAGGCACAGATGCCTATTAAACAACTGCCACCGGCACCATCGATTGAGACGCTGGACAGGCTAGAGCTGTGGCCGTATGTACGCCGTGCGCTCGGGCTGATCCACGCTGTTCATCCTCTTGATGAGAAGAGGCACGACGAGGACGGCTTGTATGCTTGGACGGTCAATGACAGCAAGTACGTGGTAAGGGTAGCTGAGGACATAGACGGCATTCTCGGCTGGGAATGTGAGTGCCCGAGCTGGGAACACCAAGGAGAGCAGCACGGAGGCCACTGCAAGCACACGCTTGCTGTCTGTCTGCAGGATGAAGCCTACCGCGAGCGAATCTGCGAAGCACTCGAAGAGCGAGTGGATGAAGGATGAGCGAGAACCTAGCAACGTGGAATGCATTATGCAGGCCACCCGCAGACGCGCTAAAGAAGATCGGCGGCGGACGCTTATCGGGTATGACAGACATCAACCCTCAGTGGCGATTGCAGATGATGACGGAGAAATTCGGACCTATCGGCATTGGCTGGTATTACGAGAAGCAGGCACATTGGACGGAGCAAGGTTCGCCATTGCCAGGAGTTGAGCCAAGCGTTCAAGGTGAGCTCATGTGCTTCGTAGACATCAATCTCTATGTGAAAGAAGGGGACGGATGGTCAGCTCCTATCTTTGGTAGTGGTGGCTCCAAGCTGATTGAGAAAGAGAAGAACCACTACTACAACAACGATGAGGGTTACAAGATGGCGACCACTGATGCCCTTAGCGTGGCCATGAAGGAACTTGGCGTTGCTGCTGACATCTACAAAGGGCTATGGGACGGATCGAAGTATAGAGATATGCAACCAGTGAAGCCAGAGGATAACGCGCAGAGTCAAGCGATAGCCGATTGGCAAGAGAAGTGTGGCCCAGCTTGCACGACCGTTGACGGTGCAAAAAAGTGGTGGGAGGACAACAAAGAACAGATCAAGTCAGACTGCGGAGAGGTTGGCGCGGCTGACAGTGTCTATCCTATGTGGGCCACGTACTACGAACGATTGAAGTCGGAGGTAGCGGAATGAGCGATAGGAAGAAGCATCTAGACTCTCAGCCAGGAGATATTCCTGGCCGCGGCTGGATCAATAAATGCATGGCGAACTCTATCCTAGAGACATTCGACATCAAGGAGATCTCTCCTATGACGTTTGCCTCAAGCATTAAGAACGACGCCAACAATATCGTATCCTCACTCGGGGTTGTCAACGCAGGTCTTCTTATCGGCGCGTTGAAGGAAGCAGTAAGGGAGGCGGAATGAGGATCATCAACTGTGAACAATACTCGCCGGAATGGTGGGCGGAACGCCTCGCCCATCCAACGTCTTCTCAATACTCGAAGATCGTCACGAGCAAAGGAGAGCCGTCAAAGCAACGCACAGCCTACATGTACGAGCTTGCGGCTGAACGATTGACAGGGAAGCAGGAAGACACGTTCATCTCTATCGCAATGCAGAAGGGGGCTGAGCGCGAAGGCCTCAGCCGTCAGGTGTACGAGATGGAGAACGAGATCGAAGTTGTTCAATGCGGGTTCTGTCTCAGCGATTGTGGCAGATGGGGCGCAAGTCCTGACGGGTTGGTTGGCGAGGACGGGTTGGTCGAACTGAAGAACCCTCTCGGCAAGACACAGGTTGAGCGGCTATTGACGGTTGATCCGAAACTGCCGACAGCGTACATCCAGCAGGTGCAAGGCCAGCTACTCGTCACTGAACGCGAATGGTGCGACTTCGTATCGTACGTTCCAGGCTTGCCGTTGTTCGTCCTGCGAGTTGAGCCTGATCGTGAGTTCCTTGCGAAGCTGGAAGCGGCGTTGGTGGAGTTTTGTGAGGAACTAGATGAGATCTGCAAACGTCTAGCGTAGGCACAGGGGGCGGGGTTTCGTTCCGGGGTTATCCCTGCCCTCGAAAGATGTACGACCTCCTTTGTGACGAGGGAGCGTTGGGAGCGGGGTGTGGAAACGCGCCCCGCTTTCCTTGCTGGTTGACTTTGTGTATGTAAGTTGTTACACTGTAAATTATGACGGATACCAAAACAATCGGACAGCAGATCAAGGGAGCGCGTGAGAACGCCAGGCTTACTCAGGCAGAACTCGCCGCGAAGCTACAGTACGGAACGCAGCATATTTCCAACCTTGAATGTGACAGGTATACTCCGAGCATGCGGTTTATCTCAGATATTGAAAAGGTGTTGAACGTAACGCTTGTTACTGAGCATAAAAATTACGAGCCATACGGTAAGAAAATCCAAGTCAGATTAAGCAAAAAATTAAGGGGACGGATTCGGAGTGCAATCAAAGGAAACTATAAAGCAGGAAGTGCAGTGCGTGATCTTGGCTGCACAATACAACAATTGAAAACATATCTTGAAGAGCAATTCAAGCCAGGAATGACTTGGAATAATTGGAACTATCGTGGATGGCACATAGATCACATCAAACCGCTGGCATCGTTCGACCTTACAGACAGAGAACAGTTCAAGGAGGCGTGTCACTATACAAATCTACAACCGCTATGGGCAGAAGAAAATTTCAGCAAGGGTGCATCTTTGGAGGTGACTTAATGACAACCATCGGAGAGCGGATCAAGTCAGCCCGCGAAGGAGCGAATCTAACACAGGCAGAACTTGCAGCAAAGATAGGCTACTGCGCTCATCATATCTCAAACCTTGAGTGCGACAGGTACAAGCCAAGCATGAGGACGATCGCCGCGATCGAGCGTGCGTTGAAAGTCAATCTAGTCAAATAGGAGGCACGAAATGAAGGAACGACTGAAAGTAATCGAGCTGCAGTGTCAGAATATCATGCGCGCGAAGTTCGTGAAGATCAAACCGGACGGCGCGCCGGTCGTTGTCATCGGGGGAAACAACGGGGAAGGCAAAACATCCCTGATCAACTCCCTTGTAGTCGGACTGTGCGGGAAACGTGAATGGGTGAAAATGCCAGTCTCGAAAGGAGAGCAGTCAGGCGCAGTACGGATCGGGCTTGGGAAGAAAGGCGAGAAGCCGCTGTATATCGTCACGCAGCTGATCAATCCGGACTCACTGAAGATTGAGCGTACGGATGGGCAGCCGCTTGGTGGCACACCACGCGCCGTACTGGACGCAAAGCTAGGACAGCTCGCGTTCGATCCGATGGCACTGATACGGATGAAGCCCGAAGAGCAAGCCGAGCTTGTGCGTAAGGTCTACGGCATTGATACAGCCGCTATCGACGTTGAGTACAAGGTGGTGTATGAAGACCGTCGACAGGCGAACTCTTCACTGAAGGCACAGAAGACGATCCTTGACGAGTACGCGCTGATGGACTTCTCGAAGCTGCCGGACGAACCGATAGACGTTGGCGAGGCAATGAACAAGCTGACCGAGATCAAGGATGACAATGCGGCGAAGCAGCGAGAGCATCAGCAGCGTGGGCAGGATGTTGTCAGAGCCCAACAAGGTCTCGATGCAGCGAAAGCAGATCTAAACACAACGGAAGCAAGATTGGAAGAGCTGCGGAGACAAATAGAAGATGTTGAAAACGCGTTGGAGACGGATAAGGTTGACGTTACCACCAAAGAAAAAGAACTGAAAGCCGTCACCAAACTCAACGTCGAACCTGAACTCACATCAACAACCGAACTCGAACAGACGATCAGCACAGCCGGACAGGTTAACTCCGCTCTCGATCAAAAGGCAAAGGCCGAGCATCAGAAAGAGATCGTCGGCTTGATCGAGACGAACGTCGCGAACCTCAACGCGAAGCTCGAAGAGCTGACGTCATCGAAATCAGCCGCTCTCGTCGAAGCAGAGCTACCGCAAGGGCTTTCGTTCGCTGAATCGGGGCTAGAACTAGGCGGTATCCCGTTCGAGCAAGCAAGCACGACTGAGCAGATAACAATCGGATTCGAGCTTTCGATCAAAGATGACCCAGAAATCGGCATCACTTGCGTGCGAGATGCGTCCTTGCTGGACAAGAAACACCGGGCGTATATCGAGGACCTTGGTGAGGAGTACGGGATGCAGGTGGTGTTCGAGGTCGTGGGCGACGAGGATCCCAACGCGTTCATCATCGAGAATGGAGAAGTGATCCGAGTGCCGGGTGGAATTGAGGAGGAAGGCGATGTGTAGACCCGCAAGTTTCATCGTAACCAAGGATGCAGTTCTGTGGTCAAAGACTTCCGATAGACACGAAGACATTCTCCAAGAATTCGGAATCAAGGACATCGCTCTGCCGCCAGCCTTTGTGCGAGTAGAGCTAGTGCCTAATGATGGGCTGCTTTGGACTGATCCTGATGGATGGACCTTCAACATTGACCAGGACTCGTTCCCAAAGTGGTGGAGCGCTGGTAAGGCCGAGAAGAAGGTGCGCTCGGTTGCTCTAAGATGGCAGGCCGAGAAGGTTGTCAAGCCCGGAGAAGAATCCACCAGAGAGAAAGAATACGTCTACGGCACCGTTCAGAAGGTCTTGAGCGGCGGCACCGTTCAGAAGGTCTTGAGCGGCGGCACCGTTCAGAAGGTCTTGGGCGGCGGCACCGTTCAGGAGGTCTTGAGCGGCACCGTTCAGGAGGTCTGGGGCGGCGGCACCGTTC